ACGAACCTCACCACACAGTTTCTTGTAATCCTCAAAGGACTCGGCCTTGCCCTCGGCCAAGTACTCTTTAAGTTGCTCGATCTTTTCATCCGCTTGTTGGATGAGAATCTCAAATGCGTTCATTTATTCACCTTTAGGTTGTCTTTGTCTCATCTGGATGCGCTCCTGCATTTGTCGCAGTTGCTCTTCTGCACTCTTGTTAGAGAGTTGCTTCAAGATATCAACACCCTTGTCCATCATGTGGCGTTGTTTGTCTTCCTGCATTTGCGCGGCCATCTTCACTGCGTCCATCTTGATGCGTTTGTCATCAGTGGCTTGTTGTGTCTGGATGCGATCACGCTCGACCTGCAACTGCGCCGCTTTGATGGCGTTGTCGGCTTGGTCTTTAGCGGCCTTGCGCTGGTTCTCTTGCGCCTTGAGTTGTAACTCCTGCATCTGCATTTGAACAATTGGGTCTTGCGCTTGTTGTTGCGCTTGAGCCTGCTGTGCTTGCTGCATATTTTTCTGGAGCAACTGCTGTGCGGCCTGTGCCAACATCGGAGACAGACGTGCTTCCACTTCTGGAGACATCTGAACTTCTTCACCAGACTCATCTGTTTGCGCTGGCAACTGCATACCCAATGTCTCTTCGATCTGCTTGCGATACTCAAAGCCCAAGTGCTCGTTGATGTGAGCCATCATCGCTTGCTGCATTGCTTGCGCCATGGGGTTCTGTTGGAGCAAAGACTGAATCTTCGGATCCTGCATCGCGGCCATGTGCACGACAATGTGAGCTTGGTGATCCTGCGCAAGGAACGCTTTGACTGGCTTGCCCTTGAGCACATTCTGATTCTCAGATACTGGGTCAGTGGGCTTCTGGTCATCATCCATCGGCACGAGCTTGTTAGCATCTTTAATACCCAACACATCGAGCATCTGACGGTGCAAGAGTGGTAAGTTATACAACTGCGGCGCACCTTGAGCAAGCTGGAGAACAGCCTGATACTGCACAATCTTCTGCGCCATTGTTGACGCGTTAGGATCACTGACAGGTATGACATCCACATCGTCATAGTCAGACTTCTTGGCCTTGCGACTGCCTTCACTTGGCTGGTAGTCATAGTCGTCTGGTGTGTACTCAGCGATGATGTGCTTTAAGAGTCCCAACTCTTGCTTCATCGAATAGTGAACACGTGCCTGAATGGCAGACATGTTCTTCAATGTACGCTCAAGAATTGCAAGGGTAGTACCTACAGGCGCTTGCGCACTCATGTCACTGAGTGTTAGATCAGCCGTGTTAGCAAAGCGTCTGCCTTCTTCAACAATCTGACCAAGCAAGGCCATCAATGTCTGGCTTGGCTCTTTGTACGGCAGTGGCAGTAAGTTGTCTTTTAGTGTGCCGCTTGCTACGTCCGCATCGCGCCATTCACCCGGAGCAATCGGTGTGTCGTCTCCCTTGACACGCATGCCGCGAGTCTTGAAGCCACCGGGCAGGTTACTTAAAGTACCAGCATCGACAAGCTGACGAATAAGAGAAGTGCCTGACTTAGCAAAAGCCCCAATGAGGTGGATGAGGCCAAAACAGTAGAAACCAAACCCGGGAACGTATCCGTAATGGACAAAGTGTTGTCGTTTTGTGTAGGTCTCATCATCAGGCTCCCAGTTACGACGGATGGCCAGCACGTTGCTGGTTCCCTTTTCAATAGTGACTACATACGGCAGTGCGATGCCAGTCTTCTCACCCTTCTTATCCTTGTGCTCATAACCTTCTAAGTCAAGGTCTACGTTCATCTCCAAGAGTTTGAAGCGATCATCGGCAGTGGCTCTAAAGCCCATCTTCTCTGCGATCTTCTTTTCAACTTCATCGAGCACGTTGTCGGGTGTACCCAAGTCCACGTCCATGTAGAACCCAGCCACTTGCAACTTACGCAATTCGTTTTCTGTCTTACGCATCACATGAGTAATACGTGGTGAGGATTCTAAGTTAGACGCACCGTAAGGCACAACGATGTCTTCCGCAGGAACAAAGAACGACACCTGACGATCAAGCGACGGATCAAAGTACACCTTCTTGAACGCATTGCCAGACAGACCCAAGCCCCACAACATGCGCTCATGCTCTGGCCTGTATTCTTTCATCACATCAGTGAGTTGGTAGTTCATGTCGTCTGCCACACGCTGTGCAGACTCTTTCTTAGCGGGTGTCTCTTTGCCAATGATCTGGGTCTTCACTGGCCCAGCGGCAGGAAACGTTGCCATCATTGTTTCTGACTGAAACTTCACCAGAGCTTCAGACAACATGGGGTGGAACACACCACACGCACCTTCCCAAGGTTCTGTGCGTTCTTCAATCTTCATGCCCAACAACTCTAGGCCATCAACGTAAGTCTGCATCCAATCTTTGCGACTGGCCACGTCCTCGTCATAGTCACTGATCAAATCTTCAGCAAGACTTTGCAAGACATCTTCACCGATGTACTCAGCCAAGTTGGCATTGAAGTCATCTTCTGAATCTTTGTCTGGCTCGATCTCAATCTCCATACCACCCATGCCAATACGCACGGACTCAGGGTCTTCAATCTCGATCTCAATCTGAGGAGATGCTTGATCCATCGCGGCAAGTTCTTCCAAGCCTTGTGGCGCTGCATACAGTGACTTTTCAATAGCCATGATCCATTCCTTTTATATCTTTACAAAGTTCATTAAACGTCAGCCCACGGTCTTCATCCAAGAACTCAAGACTGAATAAGTATCTTGGGTCTTCAGTGTTTAGCACGGTGTGGGGCACTTGTGTATTAAACACATAGTACGTATCAGGCTCGTATTGCAACTCTTGAGTTTTGAACACAACACCTGCTTCACCGTCTAAAAACAAACAACGACTTTTCCCATCGTCTGACAGCAACATATTAAGCCCGACCTTTCGGTCTGTGTCTACATGCCAGTTGTAGCAAGTATTTGGCTCCATACGCAGTATGCCAGCGTGAAACTTACGCTTGCCCGCTAAATGCGCAAGAAACGGCTCTGTCCCAAATATTTCGTGTGGAACTGGGATGGCCATAAAGTTGTAGTACTTCACCCAATGATCGTCTGGGGCGTTCAAAGCGTACTCAAGCAAGTCTTGAGAAATCAAAGACGCGGCTGGGATAATAGCGTAAGGTTTACTCATCAGTAGTACGGCTCCTTCCTGCGGAAAGACTTCGGTTCATCTTCCTCATCAGACGCCAATTGAATAAAGCCACCGCGCCTATAGCGCAGTAATGCCTGAGTCATTGAGTCCACCAAGTCATCGTGCTCCCCTGATGGGAAGGACGCGACCTCTTCAATCAGTTCTTCTGCCCAGTGTGTATTAGGCACCCAAACGTGGCCGGATGCAAACATATCAGCCACTGCATTCAGCCGCGCAATTTTATCGTTACCTTTGCTTGGTGTGAACTCCTGCACTGGAATCCCCATCGCCCGCAGTTCAAATATCAGGGGCGAACCCGCCGCCTTGGCCTCAACGATCAGTGAGTCCACTTCCCATTCTTTGAATTCTTCAAACGCCCGCTGTTTTAACTCGGGGAACTCCATGCGTTTCTTGAACGCGTTGAGCAATATGATATTTGCCCGGTTTACGCCCAGATCATCGTCTTTATAGAACACACCCCATGTTGTGCAAGCTGAATAGTCAGCCCGTTCTGTCTTTAAGAACGCCGTATCCCAAGACTGAATGATAAATTCGCACGAGGGTGGGCTGTCATGCTCCCAAATCTTCCACCATTCCCGCTTTACGATGGCAGACACGTCCGATGTGGGGGACTGCATGTATTGCGCTTGCCATTTACTATTAGGCAACTCTTCTTTTAGGGCTTGTAACTCGCCCAATGACCAGAATTCAGGCCATAAGGGTTTACCCGAGGGCAAAATGGCAGGAAACTCGATCACTTCCCACTCTTCGCCCGACCTTTGAGCCGCAGCTTTGACAACTTGACCCGTTAAGTCCCGTTTAGACCACCGAGTCATCACCATGACGATAGAGCCACCCGGCTGGAGACGCTGACGAGGGCCAGATGTGTACCACTCATACGTTTTATCGTAGATTTCTGGGTTGGACTGGGCCATTGCGGCCTCTTGCTCCGAGTGCGGGTCGTCAATAATCAGAATATCCGCGCCTTTACCCGTCACAGCACCACCAATACCGATAGCAAAGTACTCACCACCGAAGTTTGTGTTCCATCGACCCGCCGCTTTGCTATCAGACTGCAAATCTAGGGCCGGAAATATCCGCTTATAGTTAGCAGAGTCCACCAAGTTACGTACTTTTCGGCCAAAACCCACCGCCAACTCGGCAGTGTGGCTGGTCTGAATGACTTTTTTACCCGGAAACTTGCCAAAGAACCACGCTGGTAGCAGATATGAGGCAAATTCTGACTTGGTATGCCGTGGCGGCATGTTGATGATCAGCCTTTTACACTCGCCCCGAGCCACGCGCTCAAACGCTTTGGCCATTTTCTCGTGATGCCGACCATGAATGAAGTTAGGCCACATCTCCCTGATGAACACCATGAAGTCATCAGATGCTAGGGTACGCAACTTGCGGGTATTTAACTCATCCAGAATTTCTGCGATGGCTTCTTGCTCATCTTTAGGGAACTTCTTGAGCAACATTTGCTGCTGACTGTATGGCAGTGTCTGGAGCTTCTCCAGCACCATTTCAAGTTTCGTCTTTTCGACAACTTCAGTCATCGGTCTCGTCCAACTCTTTGCCGGTCATACCCAGTTCTTCATCCAGATCAATAACCTGCACCGCAGGTGCGCCGTTGAGATACCGCTCTTCTGGTATTGCAAGGGACTTGGCTTCCACATCAATGATGCCGTCCATATAAGAAGACAGCTTGGTAGCCAGTTCAGCCTGCAACTCTTCAGTTGTTCTGTGCGTCACGTTGATATCTATGCGTACTTCAAACGCACCCACATCACTCATCTTACCTAGCAGTTCTAACGCCTTTAACTGGGTGGACTCTTTGTCCGATCCAGTCAGCATCATCAGACGCATCTTCACGTAGTTACGTACCTGCGCAGCATTACGCACGACCTCAACGTCGTACTCATCCAACATGGACTTGAGCAAAACGGCTGCTGCTGTATTAAGTTCTTTACCCGCAGTTGGTGACTCAAAGAATTGAGCGTGGGCTTCTTTCTTATCAGCGGCTGTGATAGCGGGTACTTGCATTCCGTTGGCCGTCAGAAATTCGACGGTGTTGAATGCCGCTTGTGCTCGTTGGTGCAAGTCTTTAGCTTCCTCGGCTGTTAGCGAGAAAGGCAGGGGGACATCTAGTTCTGGTGTAACAAGAATCATGGGTAGCGGTTTGTGGCTCCAATTTGTGCGGAGTGTACACGCTTTTGAAAAAATAATATAGGGGGGTGGGGTTTGTGATTAAAAAAGGTGACGGGGGGTGTTCCCCCAAAATGGGGGAAGTATGCAGAGTAAAAAATACGTAGGGGGTACCCTACAAGATGTTGTAGTGTTGTATTAACGGGCGTAACTTGGCCCGGGTTTGAAAACTATACCGGTAAATGCCGGACACTCTATAAGATCTTGTAGTGTTGTAACTGAAAATTTGGTGGCCACCGGATCGTTTCTTTGCACGGTTTAGATTTAACGTTGATATCTTTTGTGCAGATTACAGTGCATAGCCCTGCCACAACAGACCGGCCTGATCTAGGGGGTGCCCCCTCCCAATTTCATACCGTATGAAAATCAATGCCCCGCCCTGTCAACTTAGACCTATCCCGTGCAAGCTATAGCGTTTTGTGGTGTAATACATTCATGGATCGGGAAAGTGCACTCGATACATACTCTTATTAACTTGCACTGATGAAAGTTCTTATGAACAAAATCTCTTATACGGCCATGGCCGCTTCCGCCGCTTCTGATCTGATCGAAGCTAAATCTCACGATGACAAAGCAGTAGCTTTGCGTGAGGGTGTCAACAAAGTTATTGCTGTCATGCACAAAGACAAGGTTGTCATTGGCCGCTACAGCAAAGACGGCACCGGATGTTCTAGTGCTACGGCGTTCTATGATTCACTGATCGCCGGAGGGTTGGCAAAAGGTACGGCGGCCAATTACTTGTCTACTTTCCGCGATGCCGTAAAAACGGGTAAGCCGGTCACTGACTGGAACCCAAAACGCAATGGAAAGAAACCCAGTGCAAAGGGTAGCGCAAAGGGCAAAAAAGAATTTGCCGATAAACTGGCAACGTGTTTCCGTGACGGTGAATTCGAAGGGTTTATAAATGACCTTGAAGCATCATTCCAAGATGACGAAATCGAAACCCTGATCGAAGGTGTTAAATCTTTCCTCGAAGCATCCGGCTTGAAGATCGACTGATCTCACCCTCTGAACCCCCCGAGAAATCGGGGGGTTTTTTTTCGCCCAAAATTTCCCGATGAATACTTTTCCATTACCCTCATGCTTTTCCACGTGGAAAAGTTTTGATAACTGTTCCCTCGACGCGGGCCGCAAGACACGCGATTCAATCATCCAGCCAACAAGTTGTGGTGTGTTTTATTTTTTAATCACGTGGCAACTTCTTTGTAGTTTAATTTCTAAGTGTTTTCATACCGTATGAAAATACAACAACTTATACGGATAACTGTTCCCTCGATGCGGGCCGTATCAACGTGCAGGGAATTCCCCCACGTTACAACATCTCATACCAGTATGATCGTCTTCATACCGTATGAAAATGTCAACGTAGTATGCGTCAATACTGCATAGCGTTTTATTCAATTATGCAAGAAAGTTCTGTAGCAACAGAATATTACAAACCCAATGGAATCAAGCACTTGCAGAGGTTTTTCCCCTATTATTCTATTATTCTCTAAAAATATATATATGAAGAGACAATTTCAAAAACTAACCAAATTCCCTTTTTTTCTTTCTCTCATGTGTTCGCTTGCGCTCTTTCTCATGTTTTCTCTCTTATCTCTCAAAACAACAGAATATTAGAACATTACCCCAAAACCGCCCCGCAACCCGCGCCAGTACTGGCTTTGCTTTATTCTGTGCTCACAGAACTTTGTTGCTTAATTGAATAAAACGCTTACCATACAGCACATATAACACATAGTAACAGCTTGACAAGTAAGGCTTTCTGTGTTAAAGTAGAGGCTCAACACGTGAAAACATGTTGTAGTGAAAGAGGGTATTTTCATACGGTATGAAAACCCAATTAACCAAAGGAATCATCATGACGAAAGCAAGAGTAAGTAACCGTGAAACACGCGACTTCATCAAGAACCTGAAAGAGTTCAAGGCCAACAACATTTGGTCAGAGTGGGTGCGTGACGAGAACACCGACACCGAGGATGCCCGTTACGTGGTCTATTCATACGACCGCCACTGGCCACTGTTTATCTACGAGGTCAAGACCGACATGTGGTTTGAGAACGCCAGTAAGTACAGCGTCACCACATCCAAGCACAAGACGCAAAGTCACCCACATACTGCCACGACCATGCTCCACGTGGACGACATGATCAAGGTCAAGAACAATGGCATCACCGGAATGATTCAACCGTTGACATGGCGTGAGGTGGCGTTATGACACGTGGAGAAAAGTTTGAGCGGGTAGTGTTCCTACTGGCCGTCATCGTACTGTTATTGGATCTCTTGTACTGGAGACCTTGAACTTGACACTCACCTGTCAACCTGTTATAGTTAAGTCTGTGTTAGTTAATTGTGTAAGTAATCGGTGTAACTTCATACGGTATGAAAACACCACAACCAAAGGAAATCATCATGAGTAATTTTGCAATCGACTTGGACAACTTCAGTGTGTCCAAACTTTCATCATCGGCACTGATCGTCAATCTCTCACTGTCCGTATGGACTGGCCGTAAGTTGGACAAGCGGGTCAGTGAAGAGGTGGATCAACAAAACAGCACGAAGACCCGTGCGGGTAACTACCACAAGAATTTACTGGCGGGGTCAAGCAAGCTGACCGAGATCACCAAGATCGCCAACGCCATACGTGGATGGATGTACAGTGTGACGCAACCATGGGGTGACAACGGTGACCGCATCTTGAACATGGCCTATTTTCTTGAGTTCAAGGATCGACTCACTGACTACGAAGGCCAGTTCAGTTCTGCTGTCAACAACTTTCTCAGTGACTACGACACACTGGTTGCCGCCGCCGCTTTCCAACTAGGTGACTTGTTCAACCGTGAGGACTACCCGACACGTGAGACTATTCAAGCTAAGTTCGGGTTCCGGTACAGCATGATCCCACTGCCTCAGTCCGGTGACTTCCGTGTAGACATCGGTGAGGATGGCTTGCGTGAATTGCAGTCTCAGTACGAGGGTGTCTTACAGCAACGTGTTACTGGTGCAATGACCGAGGCATGGGAGCGTCTGCATGACTGCCTGTCACGTATGTCAGAACGTCTTGAGGATAGCGATGACGGCAAGCGTAAGATTTTCCGTGACTCTCTTGTCGAGAATGCCATCGAGATATGCGGGTTGCTCAAGTCATTCAACATCACCAACGACTCACGTATGGATGAGATGCGTAAGCAACTCGAAGATGCGATGCGTGGTGTAGATGCCGAGGCACTGCGTGACAGCGACTCACTGCGTGAGCAGACTAAACGTAAAGTAGATAGTATCTTGTCTAAGTTCGATATATAACGTATAATTTCATACCGTATTAAATTAACCAACCAACTGAAAGTAAATCATGTACAACTCAATCACTCTCAAACAATGTGCTGACCTGATCGCCGCCGTGGGCGACAAACAAACTGTCCTAGTGCAGGGCGAGATGGGCATCGGCAAGTCTGCCATCCTCAAGATGCTCAAGTCATACCCTCAGTTCAAGGACGCGTTCTTTTGCTACGTGGACATCACTACCAAAGATGTTGGTGACTTCATTGTTCCCAAGATCAGAACCATTGACGGTAATGAGGTGTGCTCATTCATACCCAATGAAGAGTTCGGGTTCCACTTCAAAGGCAAGAAGGTTGTCATGATGTTGGACGAGATCGGCAAGGCACGTGGTGGTGTGATGAACGCATGCTTGCGTCTCATGAATGAGCGTGGTCTAAGCGTTGAACAACTGACCGAGGGTAGTGTCGTGTTTGGTACAACCAACTTGTCTGTCGAGGGACTAGGTGACAAAGTGCCGCCACATGCTCTAAATAGGGTGACCCTTGTTCGTGTAAAGAAGACTGACGCACAGACATGGATCGAGGACTATGCGATTCCCATGGGCATCAACCCTGTCATCATCGGCACCGTGGCCGAGTACCCCGAGATGTTTGCATCGTTCGAGGAC